GGGAATAATAGTGGGCAACCAAGCACAGTTGTGGACAACACTATCATTCTGATGATGTCATTCTTTTACGCATACATTCATAAAACAGGGGATCTTCTTTGCGAGTCAATTAATGAGAATTTCAAGTTTGTTTGCAATGGTGATGATAATAAATTTTCAATATCACCATCTTTCTTTGAGAAACATGGCTCACAATTTTCGAGCGAGATAGAACAGCTTGGGCTAAATTACGTTTTCGACACAATCACTGATGATATCACTGAAAATCCGTACATGAGCTTAACGATGGTGAGAACTGTTAGTGGCATCGGATTCACATTGCACCCCACAAGAATAATTGCAATAGTTCAATGGATTAAGAAAGGGAATTTGGTTCAAGCCACACAGGCAGCATTTGCCGCGATGGTTGAGTCATACAATGATCCATGGCTCTTTGGCATTCTTCATCTTTACCTCGTCTGGTTAATTATCGAACACAAAGATGAGTTGGATTTTGCACGGGATAATGATTTTGTTAATCTTGTTTATATGGATCCCTGCCAAGTTCATGCTCTTCACTATGGAATTGATACAGACGTGATGTGTTATGAAGATGATGATGAGCTATGCGAGGGGATTTCATGCACGCAGCCGACACAACATTTTCAAATGGATTTGGCTCAAACAGGAACTAGGAGTGGGACACAACAGGGTGTAGTTGGAGGAACACCACCAAACAATCAGCAAATCGTGCCTAGTGCGATAACACCTGTTAATGATGATGTGGACAGAGGGAAACAAATTGTCGCAAGTGATGAAAGTGAACAGCCAGAAGCGTCACAAGAATCAAACAACACAGAGAGTGAAGTTGATTGGAAAATTCCGCCAATTCCTAAAACTTTGTCACACTTCCATAATCCGAAAGTAAAGGGCAAGAAGTTGTGGAACTCACGAATTGCAAAGAATATAGATCCTGAACAGTTTGAGTTAACAACACAAATGGCGACAACGCTTCAATTTGAGAGATGGGTTGAGAGGGTTAGGAAAAATTTAGGCTCACCAAATGAAACAAATTTTCAAATTTATTTAACATCTTGGTGTTTGTGGTGTGCAAACAATGGGACATCGTCTGAACTGGATGCTAATCAGATGATGGAGATTCATGCTTCAGGTCAATATGCATCAATTCCCATTTCAATATTTGTCGACCCAGCCATTGAGTTCGGGGGTTTGAGGAAGATCATGAGACATTTGAGTGATATCACAACAAAAATTTTGGAGCAGGGTGGAAAAATGACCGCATGGGGCAAAAAGCGGGGATTTACACAACTGGCCATGATTCCCTACGCATTTGATTTCTGCGTGCAAACGTTGAAGATGCCCAAAACTGTGAGGGAGCAGTTAAATCAAAGCAAAGCTGCAGCTATCGGATCTGGTAACCGAAGGGTTATGTTGTTGGATGGCAAAATACAGAGAAGCAAAACGAGTTACGAAAGGCACATTGATACCGATGTTGATGAATATGAACATGGGCAGGCTATTGAGCCGCGTGCAACGCTACATTAAACATTAGATGTTTTATGTTATTGTAGTGTGTTTTAGTAATTCCTATTTACATAAACTAGATGGATATAGGTTAAATGGGAGTTTTTGTGGGTTTTCTCTCAATGCCTAGCAACCCTCACCATCAACTAAANCTGACCTGGATGGTCGNTTGGTGTTTAAGGNACGCCCATNAAAAAACTGGTNCCC